ATCAAAGTTCCATACTGGATCTGCTGGTTTTTTAACATAAGTTGCTTGAACATCACCAACAATTGTTTGTGGATGTATTATTATTTTGTTTTCCTCATATAGATATACAGGAAATATTGTATTAGGTTTACTTATAGGTGACATGTTTAGCATAGCTAATTCATTTCTTTGAATAGCTTCCACTGTTCTATCGTCTCTGTATATAACAGTTCCTAGTTTGTAAAAATCTTGTGGGTATAATGTTATAACTATATTGTTTGCTGCTCCCGTTGGAAGAGCTCCATTTGTTAAATTAAAAACACCACCCGTTATATTAAAGTCAGTGTAAGTAACGCCTAAATACGTTACCACAACTGTACTGTCTTCTACTTGACTTTGAGTTATAGTAGTTAATGGAAAAGTTGTTTGAAGATTTACTGTAGAAATTAATTGAGTTCCACTAGCAGCTCCAGAAGATGTTGGAGTAGTGAAAAAAGCCGGTTGAGTATTTGTTGCGGCTGTAAACGTACAAAGACCTATTGTTTTAAAAACATCTAGTTTTTCTTGTACTGATTTATAACGATTGCCATATTCGCTATCGTTTTGAGGCACACGCATCTGTTGATTAACAGTTTCGAAATAAGTGTCTATTATATCAAGTTGAACTTGAGTTGCTAGTTTGTTAAACTCATTAGGAGTTAAATAACCTCTTTGCTCCTTATTTATTATTAACAAGACTGTTTTATAAACCTGATCTACGTTTATTGCCATTTTAATTTTTTATTTATAATATAAAGGCCCGAGTGAACGAGCCTTATATTAGTATTACATGTTATTTGAACTTTTTCTCAATAGACTTGTATATTTCTACACCTTCATCAGTCTTTAAGTAAGCAGCAAATGCTGCGTATGGATTTTCATCAAATGGAACAGTCATTAGTTTCTTACCATTAGTAGCCCACGTGAATATACGTTGGTCTTGTGATAAATTTATTATACGAGCTTCTGCAGCTTTAATACCGAAATTTCGTAACTGAACATTATCATCATTTGCTAACTCCATAAATAATTGTGGATTTGATTTAGCAAACATAAGTAAATCTCTTTTTATTTCTTTTGAACTTAATTTATTAATACTTGTACCAATTTCAACTCTAAGTACAGCTTCTGCCTGATCTATGTCCATGTCTCTAGCTGCTAGTAAAGCTTCAATTTCCCATTGTAGGTAATCTAAGTCACTAACTGCAACTTCTTGAGGTTTTAATTCATAAAATCTATGTCCACTAAGTGGATGATATAAAGAAAGCATTTTTTGTAAATTTTGCTGTTCTTTAGGCACAAACATTGTACCATCTTTAAAGGTAATATGACCCATTGTAGATTCTCCTTTTTGCTCGTCTACAAATACAGATGCTTGATTGGTTGCGTATTTTAGTTCTCTTTGTGCTCCAAGCACTTCATCAAACCATAGTAAAGGATGTTTTCTTGTATGTTTACTAGGTATAGTGTATGTTAATGGAGATTCATTTCCAGATAAATAATAATTTCTATCTTTTATTTCCCAACCTTCTAGTTGAGTTGATTTTTGTTTTGACATAATATAATATAATTAAATAGTTTAAAAAGTAATAATTACCCCCGTAGTTAAAACGAGGGTAAGAATTACATTTGTTTGAATCCTTAGATTCCTTTAAATAACACGAAGTTATTTGCAGCTTGAGTTACTAAACATCTTTCTGATAAGAAGTTTACTTCCATTGCATCTAAAGATGAAGTGAAAGCACCACCTACAGAACCAGTTAACCAAGATTTCATTCTTCTATCATCAGTTTGTGAAGCTCTATATCTTACGTGTAAGAAAGGGCGTCTGATGTTAGTTCCTAAAATTTGATCATATACTGTTGATGTTCCAGCTGGAATTAATACACCTTCAATAGATGCAGGTCCAACAACAGCACCACGAGTAGAAGCGTCATTTAAGTATTTCCAATCAGTCTTGTAGAAGTCATAAGAACCTCTTCTGAAACCACTAAAACCTAAGTTCAAAGCCATTTCTTCAGAGTTTTCAAATAAACCAAAAGCAGTACCACCAGAGAATCCACCAGAGATAGAAGCTAACATATCGTCAAAATCAAGAGCAGTAGATCTGTTCAAGAATAACATGTTTTCTTCAATTGCTCCCTGTGTGTCAAGATTCTTAAGAATTGCGTCAAAAGAGTCTAGTCCTGCAGCAGCAGTAAATCCTGTTTGTACATTACCTCTTGCAGAAATTGCAGAGAATAAACCTTGAGTACCTCCAGACTGAGCTGTTAAAGCAGCAGGTCCACCAGCACTTAATTCACCTTCAACCATTGCCATCTCTAAGTAATCTTCGAAACGTAGTCTTGTTTCAGATTCAGCTTTTAGATACCATAGGTATCCTCCAGTTCCATCTTCAGTAGCTACTTCTACCCAACCGATCTGAGCTGTGTCAGAACCATTTACAGTATAAGTACTTCTAATAATGATAGGAGAATTTACGAATTGTGTGAAAGCTGGATCTACAGTAACCATTGGGTTGTTTGCAGCAGCGTAAGTGTTAAGAGCTGAAGTTGCATTACCTGTTGAAGTTCCTTTTTGAAAATCAGAACCATAAACAAATATTTTCTTAGCAGCACCATCAGCAATACCAGCAAGAGCTAAAGTAGCAAAACCATAAGGCTCTACAACTAACTGTCCTGGGTTACCAGCACCACCAGCTGGTCTTGTGTCAGAAGATCTTACGAAACATTTAGCTTCTCCACCAAACTGATCCATAACAACTATTGTTGCTCCTGGAGATATTACGTTTAGTATTGGATTTGCTACAGCAGCAGTAGTTACTGGAATTGTAATAGTTCCAGCACCAGAAGCTGATGTACAGTTATTGTATGCAATGTGTAATCTATTTTGTTCAGACCAAATTACTTGATCAGAAGTCATTGGCATTTCAGCGCCAACCATTCTTAAGAAACCAGATAGCGTTCTGTTTCCATAACGTTCTACTTCTTGTTCATAAAGCTCAGGTAAGTATTGTTGTGAAAAGTTCACACCATTCGCACCTGCGAAATTTAAATAGTTGTTTGGCAACGTTTGTTGTTGTTGACTGGGTACTATCGACCCAAATTGTGGAGCTAATGCCATAATTTTTAATTTTTAATTAGTTAAACTTTCTAGTTTTAATTTTTAGTTTTGTTGAATCTAATCCACTAATAGATTTTACTTTTAATCCGTTTACAAAAACATTTCCTTCGGCAACTTGCCTTGGTCCTTCTTGTGATGGATTTTTTGATCCATTGATAATGTTTTTAACACCATCAGCTTTTCCTTGTTCGTAAAAATGATTAGCAATTTTATCAGCATTCATAGCAGCATACATTGCTTTGTGATATCCAGCAGGGTCTGTTAAACTTCCGTTTTTGTCGGTATACTTACCTACGAAATTTTGAACATCCGATTGTGTTTCACCTACTTTTACAGGGTCTTTAACACCGTATCTAAATCTTTTTTCTCCAACCTCAAAATCAAAACCTTTGAATTCTTGATCAAATAATTTTTTAGTACGATCTCTAAAATCACCATGTAATTGTGTAGCAGTTTCTTGCTGCTGTTTATATTGGTCGTAAAAGCTTATAGCTTCTTGCTGCTCTTGAGTTACACCCGGTCTCAACTTGATCTCGTCGTAATATTTACTCTTTGAACTTTCTAAGTAGTTTTTAGCATTTGCAACCTCTTCTTTAAACGCAAGTTTTTTCTTACGTATCTCTCTAGCTTCATCTACATCTTCGTCAAACTCAAAATTATCTTCCATTAAAAAAGAAATTTCTTCTTGATCTAAATGAGGTTTAGCTTTTGTATAATATTCTCTAAGCACGTCTTTTGATTCGTACTTTGTGTAATCTTTATTTAACGATACATAATCTTGCACGCTACCACCAGTTTCTTCCATGAAAGTAACTAGCTTTTCTATATTTTCAGGTAATTTTTTACCTAGTACTTTTTCATCTCTAACAGCTTCTCTAACTTCTTGAGCTACTTGTTTTACTTCTTCTTTTGTTATTTCTTGGATGGGCGAAACCTCTTCAACAACCTTGCTGGGCTGCTGTACTTGTTTGTCCACTCCTGTGCTAACTCCGGTTTGTTCTTCCACATCCAGCGTCTTTGTTTCTCCGATTTGAATGGCATTGTCTTCAGTTTTTAGAGATTCACTAGGTATATCAACCTTTATGACATCTGGAATTATCTCACCCGTTGCTTCTGGCTTTGATAGATCGACTTTAGTTACCTCGTTAATACTTTGTTTACCTAAGTTTTTAGGTTTTTTCTTAGACTTCATTTTAAAGTCTCCTTCCTGCTTAACAGGTTCGTTTGTTGTTTTTTCTGACATGATAAAATATTATATAATTATTAAATAGTTTTAACTAGGCGGCATCATATTCTGTAAACCAAACGTGCCTAGTTGTGATGATCCTTCTCCTGATTCAAAATCTACAGGAGCGGAATCATTTTGTCGTTGATTTATTAATTGACTTTGTTGAGTTCCTTGTAATTTAACTCTTTTATCTTTTCGATCTTCTATCTCTTTTTCTTTACCACCTTCTTGACCTATCTTCATCTGAGCTAGTTGTTTTTGGTATTCGAACTCTTGAGCCATTAACTGTTGTTTGACAGTTAGCTCTGTCTGCATTCGTTGTATTTCAAACTGAGATTTAGCTTGCTCTACTTGAACCTTGCTTTCTGTTAGTGCTTGATTCTTTTGAACTTCAGCCATAGCAGCCGCTTCAGATGCTTGAGCGTTTGCTTGCGCTTGCGCTTGTATCATTTTCTGTTGTTGAGCTTGATCTCTTTGTATTTTTTTAGTTCTTTTTTGCTTTAATAGCTGATTAGCTAGTTTAAGGTTTTTTATTTGTCTTAGATCTATAGCGTCTTCTAAATCAATACCTCCACCTTGTAGAGCTATTTGTATATTCTGCTCTAATTGAGCTTTTTCTTCTTCGTCTGGTTCAAGTTCTAAAAATATACCAAAGTCATGTAAATTTAAATTTGAAACTTCTTGTAAAGTATTAGCATTAAATAACGATATGCTTTCTATTAAAGCGTTTCTAGTTAAAGGAAAACTTAAAACATCTACTAATTTTAATGAAACATTTTCACATATTCTAAGAGCTAAATAAAGACTAGCTTGATTGATATGTTTAGTTGCTATATTAGATTGATTAGCGGCCATCTTAGCTATGCCTACTAAAGCATCCTTATCTGGTAAACTACCGTCACGAGCTTCATTAAGTCCTGTTACATCTCTTATCATTTGAAGATAATAATTGTAGGTCATTATTAAACTTTGTAATTTAGCACCACCTGATCCTGAAGATAATTCTTGAATAGGTATTTTACCTCTATTCATTTCACCGTCTTGAGTAAGTGATCTACCAACTACAGAACCTGTTTGGAAATACATATTTAAAGCTTCTGCAGGATTATAGTTTGTACCATTACCTAAATCAACTTCTGCTAAACCATCCATATCTAAGAACACGCCGTCTGGCACCATTCTAGATAATACTTGTTGCATTTTTAAGTGAGTTAATTGAATCATGTCAGCAAAACCAGTTATCTTACTTACTAAAGATTCAATTCTTCCTTTGTACATTCTAGGTGCACATATGGCGTAATTCATTTCTACTTTTGTAGAATCAGACATTGGCCTTGTCATATTCTCAGCCATTTCCCATTTTAACATGGTATCAGTACCTAAAACTTTTACACCAGAATATAAAACCTCTATAGTTCTAGATACTTTATCGTAAGTATCAGCTTCTGGAGGATTAAATTCATCTGTTTTTTGTATTATTTTTTCTAAACCATTGTCAGTGTACTTTAATTTAAACACTTGGTTCATGTAAGTTTTATATTCAAAATACAATAATTGAACTGTGTTATTATCATAGTTTTGATAACCAGTAACGTACTGCCTATTTCCAGGCATTTTTTGTATTCTTTCTAATTCTTCTTCAGGTATATTTGGAAATTGTTTTTTTAATTCTGGTATTGTAATAGACTTTACTTCACCAACATAGTATATATCTTCAAAGTTTGGATCCTCTGTATATGAGTATACTAAATACGCTGGATCTACATAGTCAATTGTTATTCCATTAGATTTATTAAAATTAGTTTTAGAACATGCTATACCACATACTACTAAATCTTCATTTAATCTTCTTTTTGTTAATTCCCATTTATTTCTAGCTAAAGTAGTTGTTATAGCCTCTTCCTCAGCTATTTCTATAGACTGCTTATAAGACAACTGCATATGTAATTCTAATTCTTCTTTAGTGGCAGGAAGTTGTTCTGCTGCTATATTAGAACTTGAAGCGTCTATACCTAATTGCTCTTTAGCTAAAGCTATTTGCTCTTTAGCAAACATATCTTCTGCTATAGCCGAAGCGTAATCTGTTCTTTTTTTAACAGATTCAGGATCTTGTGAAAAAGCTTTTATATCAAATTCTTTTTGTGATATACCATTAACAACTATATTAACAAATTTTGATATAACAGGAACTGGTTTCCAGTCTAAATTAAGATAAGACAAATCACCATTTATAGATAACTCATCTTTGTATTTTTGTGTTGATTGTTCACCTCTAGCGTATAGTCTTAGATTGTGAAAATTACTCCAACTAGTAAGATATCTATTACCGTTTGTTCTTCCTTGATTAAACCATTCAGTTTCAATAGCTGAAGCTACTTGAGATCCGTACTCTCTCGTTGCTTTTTCCGCGTCTGGTACTACCTGACTAGGAAAAGAGCTATTTGAATTAGTGTATATTTTCATTTATTCAATTATTTTTGATAATGTACCTTTGTTATTGTATCTCTTAAACCCTAAATTGTATACTGGTTTTTGTATTATAGGATTTGGTCTGTATTTGTTTTTATTACAAGCCATTATAGCTAAGCCAGAACTAATCGAAGCATCATGAGAAGTTCTATTATTTATATTAAACTTCGCCCAGTCTTCTAATGTTCTTTGAAAATACACGTCACCATAATTACCATCGTCTTTTAAACCTACGTGTTCTTCTATATAAGATTCTATTGCTGCAGCGTGAGCTTGTTTTATATCTTCACTAGAGTTAGGTATTCCACCTATCTCTCTTTCTGTTGTTGATAATTTATTATATTTTTTATCAGGTCTATTTATTGAGTAACCTCTGTAACCTCTACGTTTAAAATAATAAAGTAGTCTAGGCTTATTGTTTTCTGCTAATATTGGCATGCCATAAAATACACAAGCCATTAATACATCTTCAAAAAATATCTCAGCAGTTTGTGGACGAGCAATATATTCTAAAAAGAAATGATTAGGTGGTACGTTTTCCATAGAAAACTTAGTAAGACCTGTTAAAGAACCGTTAGATCCTCTATTATCTACTGTACCTGATATATCATAACTGTCACAACCAAAAGCTCCAGTGTGTTCGTTACCTGGCCATTTTAAACCATTTTTAGATATAACACTGTTTTGCATTTGTTCTGGAGGTATCCATGATACAAAAAACCTACCTTGCTTGCTAGGCATAAATATTACTTTGGTATCTTTAACACCATTAACCCATTGAAAACTTCCTTGAGTTATTATATTACTATTCTTTAAATCAGCATTCCAATCTATCTGTTGATAGATCTTAGTTAGATTAAATAAAGATGATTTAGCTTCATCTCTAAAAGCGTGTTCTTCTGTTCTTGGAAATTGTCGATAAAATTCATTAAGACCGTCTTGATCTTCTTTTAAGCCATCAACTTCGTTTTGCCAATATTCTATTACACCTATTTTAATTTTTGATCCGTGAGGATCTTCAATGGGCTTTTTCGGTGTATCGAAGACAGGTAAGCCATAAGAATCAATGTATCCTTCGTAGTTCCATTCCATAGGAATGAACAAAGAATAGAGTCCTGAGCGAGTCTGTCCATTGGAGTTTCTTTTGGTAACGTCCGAGTCATTGTATAGTCTTTTAAAATTTTCACCACCTTTATCTAAAGCATTTGAGGTTGAACCCATCATGCATTTACCGATTATTTTACTACCTAATCTAAGAGTTGTTTTTGTAACCCTCCAATTGTTGAGGATGTTATTAGGTCTTTCCCATTTTCCTGATTCATCATGAACAAGAAGCTTGAGTTTTTCTCCATCATAAGAGTTATCACCTGTGTTTTTCCAGTCGATAGTGGTGTCCAAACCGGTGATTTCTTTAAGAGTTTCGTTAGAATCAAGTTTCCTTCTTGTAAATTTACTAGCGGGTACTCTATAAGCCAATTCGGTTTTAGGTCTGTCCATACCGTCTTGTATTGGTTTGAAGAAAAACGGATAATTAACGGATATTGGAACAACTTTGTCGGTGAACATTTTCTTAGCATCGGGGCCAGATTTGGACAAAATCCCAAAACGTGAGTCGGTTGATATTGTAGCCATGTCAACTGTAACTCCGGATGCCATAAACGAAAAACCTGAACGTCTATTCTTGAGATAGGACATACCGTAACACCTGAAGTCTGCAACGCAGGCTGCCCAGAATATGAAAAATTGGCGATTGGCTTCTCGAAAGTCTGGCTTCCCAACATCAATCTTGGCCCATTGCAAGTACATGTAATTAGAACCAGTAATGTAAGTAGGCTTGCCTTTGTTATAAAACCAAAAACCTTCTTCCCTATACTTGAATTCATTATCAATGTAATCATACCATTTTTCCTTGAAATCAACTGGATATTCTTCCCAATCAAATATTGTTTTTATTCTACTTAAAGCTTTAGGCATTTGAATTCTTTCAAATCTATCTGACTCGAATTCAGTAATGTTTTTTGGTTCTTTAGGTAAAGCTATTTTAAGATTTTGTATTTCATAAACCTCTCCTATTTCTCCAGTCTTACTTATTATAATGATATCATATTCTTCATTATATCCGTATTCCCATTTTTTATATCTATTCTTATGCTTTAAGGTCTTAGCATCTACATGATCGTGTAGTACTTTATATAAAGTTTGCTTGTACATTATTTTGATCTACCTTCGGCAAAACCCTTAAAAGATTTTTCTTCTTTTTCTTCTTTAGGTTTATTATTTAATAAATCTTCTTCAGTTTCTATTCTTTGAAGTATTTCAAAAGCATCAAATATAGCTAGCTTTTTAGTAGCTGCTGCATTTTTAAGTCTATCAGCTGTTATATCATCATCACCATCAACTATAGGCTCCTTAGCTACTTTTATCAGTTCTTCAACTGCTACTTGCCCAGCTAGGATTATATTCAACTTCGTTTTCTTTATTTCCATACTTAATTACAATATCATTAGATTTCATACAATACAAACGCTCTTTTTCTACGATAAAATCGTATTCACCATTAGGTGTGTAACCAACAACGCTTCCCTCGGTTATTCCAAGAGCTTCTAAGAAGCTATTACCTATTTTTAGTATACCAATAAGCTTTTTTTCTTTAACAACCTCTAAACTATTTTTATCTTCAAGTGGTTTGACAAAACATCTACTATTAATAGACTTCCATTTGTTGTTTCTTTTATAAAGATACACTTGGTCTAAAGCGCAAAAATATAAACCATTTATAAAATTTGATCTACTTTTCTTCTTAACGCCTTTCATATCATAAAAAGTTCTAAAAACATTATGATGTATAATGATTAAGTCACCTTTTTTAATAGGTGTGTTAAACGCAACTGGAACTTCTACGACTTCAGCAACGTTGTTAACAAATTTAAAACTTTCAATCTTAGTATTTAAT